AAAGTAGAAATGAATAGTGGAAATATTAACTCTCTATTTGAAGTTTACAATTTAAGTGTTGAGATTGATGTTAGAGATAAAGTTTACAAAGGAAGAGTAAATACTCTGTCTACAGCTAGTACAACTGTCACATTTCCTAACGGAGGATTTTATGGTGGATTGTTAGGTACTACACCTCCTACTATAGGTCTTCAAGTTATTAATGCCCAAGAAGGAGATACCCCTATTGTTACTTCTAGAAATAAAACAAGTTTTACTTTTAGTATATGGAATAGCGGAAATAGAGTAATAAGAGAAATTGATTGGCAAGCGATAGGACAAAAAATGGCACAAGCTAATATAACATTAAACTGTAACGTATCAGGTACAACTTATACTACAAACCTAAATAACTCTTTAGCAGCTATAGATAGTTCACATTCAGGCACCACAGCGCCTACTTTGAATGTAGTAGCAGGTAAAATGTGGTTAGATACTTCGGCAGCTTCTCCTGTATTAAAAATTCAAGCTAATGGTTGGAAATCTCTTTTCACTTTAAATGCTACTACTGTAGATATGTCTGTAAACACTATTACAGGAGTTAACATCAATACAACTTCAGATTCTAGATTGAAAGAAGACATTAAACGTCTAGTTAATGCTACAGAAAAAGTAAATCAGCTAGAAGGAGTTAGCTATACTCTTAAAGAGTCAGGTAACAAATCTATTGGTTTAATTGCCCAAGAAGTTGAAAAGGTTTTACCTGAGCTAGTAGACACTAATAAAGAAGGTTACAAATCAATTGCTTATGGTAATATTGTAGCTTTACTAATTGAGGCAATAAAGGAACAAGATAAGCGTATTCAAGAATTGGAGAGCAAACTTGTATCAACTAGGTAATAAATCTAAAGACATTCTAAAAGGTGTTCATCCTAACCTAGTAAAAGTTATTGAGAGGGCCATCCAACTGTCCTCTCAAGATTTTACTGTGCTAGAGGGTCTTCGTACACCAGAACGTCAAGCAGAGCTATATGCACAAGGTAGAACAAAACCCGGACCTGTAGTGACTTGGACTTTAAAGTCTAGACACTTTGTACAGGCAGATGGTTTTGGTCATGCAGTTGATCTTGCGCCTTGGCCTATTGACTGGAATGACATTAAAAAGTTTGATGCTATTGCAGATGCAATGTTTCAAGCTTCTAAAGAACTAGGTACTCCTATTCGTTGGGGTGCCGACTGGGATGAAGACGGTCGTCCTCGTGAAAGAGGCGAAACCGATAGCCCTCATTTTGAGTTAGGCTAATATGAAAACCTATAAGCGTGAATCAGCTATAGCTATCCTTTTATATCTAGGCTACATGGGACTATATGGACGTGTAGAAGCTCTTGAAATACTTGCTTGGCCTCTCATGCTTTATGTAGGTGCAGCTTTCGGTATGGATTGGGCAAGAAAACAAACAGAGTTAGTATCAAGAAGAAAAGAGTATACTCATGATGAGCTTGATAACAAATAAACTAATGATAGGAGCGATTATTTTCTTGCTTACTGCTGCTGGAGCTGCTAGTTATTTTTTATATAACAAAGGCTTTAAAGCTAAAGAGCAAGAAGTAATTATTGAACAACAAGAGAATTACATTGAAACTAGGAGAAGAATAGATGAAGCTACTAGTGGTAACCGCTCTGTTAGTGATGCTGTTGACAGGTTGCGACTTCGTCAACAAAAGCGCAATGAGCGATAAAGGTCTTTGTGACGGTTTATCACCTAAAATTGATAGACTAAACGATGCTCTTTTAATTGATGGTGGCCCTCAAACTATCGTTGCTGGTGAAGATGTAATCTCAGGCTATGATGCAGGGTGCTATGGATGAATGGGTAGGTAAAATAATTGCAGGTTTAGTTGCAAGTGTTTTTGCTTCTATTGGTTGGTTAGTTAGAACTGTTCTAACAAATAACAAAAAGATAGATTTATTACAACTTGAAATTAAAAACCGAGACATACGTAGAGAAGACGATCGTAAAGCTGTTGAAGAGATCAAGCAAGAAATGAAAGATCTCCGCAAAGAGCTACATGATTACTTCTTTAGTAAGCGTGATTAAAAAAAAAAGAAAAGTGGAACCCCTCCGGCTTGCGCCAGGGGGGTTTGCAAAAAAAAAAAAATAAAGTAAGTAGCCCCCGCCAGCGTAATGCTGACAGGGGCTTTTTCATTTAGAACTCATTTTGTGCTAAGTCACCTATAACCTCCCAGTTTACAGGAACAGCGTTGTAAGCTTGTGTACCCTGCACTGGTTTACCAATACCTGTTCTAATTTCTAAACGTGGTTTTAGTTCTATTACAACTTTTGGAAAAGACACATCTGGATGAAGACTCTCTAAGTAAGAATAAACATTTTGCTTAAAAGAGTCTTTTTCACGTTTTAGATATATCTCTGCCCACCACCAAAAACCTTGAACTGTTTTGTTCCAGTTGAACAACTCTCCTAGATCATTTGTTGTTTCTACTAGTAACTGTAGCTCTTCTTTCACTAAAGGTAAGCCTAGTTGGTTTAACACTTCTTTGTTAATTTCTTTCTTGTTAATACGATCAGCAAGATACTCAAAGCAGTAACAGAAAGTTTTTATTAACTCTTTAATTTCTTCTTTTGAGAGTCTCATTGGTTCAATGTAAACATGATCTCTTAGACAGTTAGCCAACCCTAGATCACTAAGTTGTGCAGTAACTCGTTCCATTCGGATATAGTTGAAGAATTTTTTCTTATCAATAATCTTATAGTAGTGTTCTTCAACTTCTTGCAGTAGTAGATCTCTAAACTTATAAAGATCTTTTTTGTAGTCTCCAAAAGCCTCTGGGCTAATGGTATTTCTACCCGTACCCTTGTACTTTTTTTCGAAGGCTTTTAGAACTTTGTTAGCAACGGCTACTCTGTTATCTTTATACTGGCCATACCAGTCATGCCTAACTTCTTCCCAATCTTCCCAGCCAATAATTTCGGGGTTATAGAGGACACTCAAGTTATAGATAAAGTTAGCTACCTTACTAACATTAACCATTTTTTAGCCTTTCGAACATTTCTACATAGTCTCCAATAGTAGATCCTTCTAGACCTGGAGCAGTATTTACTTCAAGAGCATAAGCTTGCTCTTGTCGTTCGTTATAAATAACGTCAATTGCGCCAAAGTCTAAGCCTGTAATCTTCAGAGCCTTTAGAGCTTCTGTTTCACAACTCTCAGGTACTTCGAGATCTTGTTTAGCAAAGATAAAACCGTTTGAATGGTTTCGAATTTGGTAATCTACTTGCTCATTAGGAATTTCTTTTTTCTTCAGTTTTTCTTGAACACAAAAGACACCTTGTACTCGATCTACATGGAAACGAAATTCTCGTTTTTTAGGCACATACACAACAAACATAGTACCTTCAGCAATAGGCTCTAGGTCTTCTACTGTGTTTACTTTTACAATACCTTCACCTGAATGTCCGGTTAGTACTGTACGAGCAAAAATCTTTTTTGGTTTCTCCTCAGACAACCACTGCCTAGCTACCTCTTTAGAGAAAGTAAAGTCTGGAATTTTAGGTCCAAGTTCACCAGCTTCTTTCGCTAGTTCAAAGAAGTTTTTCTTGTTACTAGCTCGATTTACTAACTCAGGCTTATTTAAAATACGAGTTCCTTCAAGTAGTGGGGTTAACACAGTAGAACCCCAGTTGATTACTGTTTTCCTTGCAGAAGGTCTAAATCTAGAGTTCTCTAGCCGAATTACCTTTCCCTCAATACCTTGAGCTAAGGCAATTGCACTTTTCGAAGCTTGACGATAAGGATAGACAAAGTTTTCAGTAGCCATGTTATTTAGTCTCCCAGTTTGTTAGGAATACCCAGTGTTGAATTTGACGAATACTCTCGTACAGTGACTCTTCAAAGTGAGGTTTGCTAACTTGCTTCTTAGCATGTTCACCTAGCAACTTAGTAACTACTTCTGTTGCACCATTTGCAGACATACTAGACAATAGCTCTAGCGGACTTGAGAAATGCTTTAGAGCATTTTCTTTTAAGGTAAACAACATATCAGTCCACTCAATAATTTTTTCTCGGTTAGTAGGAGTACGCAAAGCACGAAACTCTAGAGAACCAAACTTACTCAAGCTAACCAAGTTCATAGCACTATAACGAAGATTTTCATTATGAAAGATACCCCCGTCAGAGGTTACATCTTTGTATGTCAGAGTACTCATGATACCAATGTTAACATAGTCTGCATCAGATAGCCTTAGACAGAACAGATTGCCTTGTCGCTCTTCACCTGCTTCTTCGGTGATAAGGTCTTCAAGACAGTAGTAAGCTGCCATAACTGTAAACAACTGACGTAGGGTCAATCGCTGACAATTAAGATGCACATGTACACCAGCTCGCATAGAGTCATTTATCTTGCCATCTAGAAGATCATACAAGATATTGACTTCTTTAAAAGCTTCTTCTTTAGACAGAGGATAACGGAATACATACTCCTTAGCTTCACCCCTTAATGACCCGTCATTCATAACTCGCCAGTTATCATTGACTTCTAAAGGTAACCTTTGATTACCCTCTACTTCTACTTCAATTCCGATATCTCCTTTTTTACCAGAAAGATCCCAGAACTCATTTACTTTTCTATCGAGAAAGGTGCTCATATCCTACTTCCTTGGCAAATTCTTCTTCTACGAAGTTGAAGTTATTGTCTAGTTTAAACTTATCGTCTTTGTTTAAACTACCGATTGTAAATCCTTTATACAAGAGTTTATACTTACTGCTAAGAGCAAAGTTTTTGCTAAAAGCAATATCGTTATTCCATTCTTCAGATAACTCAATAACTGTTTCTAGCTTAGGAAACTGATTGTTGATACACTTGTTAACTGCTTTTGCATTTTGCTCTAGCCATAGCTCAGAAACAGGAGAAGAACCCCCATTCCTAGTAAAGTTAAGTTGTGAAGATCGAATACCTTGACGATAATCTCTACGCAAAGGTAGTCTGCTTACAAACATTGCAATACCAGAGATAACATCGTTAACATAACCTAGCTTACCAATGTTAAACTCAAGGTCTGTAATTTTGATTTGCACATGTAGTTTGTCTTGGTTTAAAGCAGTAATAACTGCCTTATCTAACAAGTTACTCTTAGAAGAGATATCTAAGATTTTATATAACTGGCCTTTACCTCGCATATAGCTTGACACGATGCGAGAACGTGCATATTCTGCGTCATTATTAAACATAGCTGCCCTTTAGCTCATTAAAGATAGCTTCACCTAGATAACCCCAGTTGTTATCAATAATCTCCTTAGCAGGAAGATTGATTGAACCTCTGAAGAAAGTTTGATTATTTGCACCTTTACGTTTTTTAGGATCCATAACACTACTAATTGCTTTAACAGTCGTGTCAAAGACAAACCCAATTAACTCGTCGGATTGTAACCACTGGTTAGAACCTGAACGATACTCCATACCATAAGGTTTAGGACGGAAAGCCCCTGCAGCGCCATAAATAGAGCGCCTAAGAGCATCCTTATCCCAAGCTAGAGATGCTGCCCCCATATAGTAGTCCATCTCTGCTGCTAGAGCAGCACAGGCAGCAATATGGCGTGGATCTCGAGTAGGCATATCCCTACCCCATCCAATGTGAACATGACCACCAGCGGACCGAATATTAGGGTCTGGCAGCCTAGGACGAGGGTTCTTATCAAAGGTGTAGGCATTATAATCAGGATCACAACCCAACTCAAGTGCTTCAGGGGGCTGTGCTGCCATTACTTCAGGAGAGAACTTTGCAATAGAAGCCACAGACAAGCTGTGACCTTCTGGCAACATCTCTTTTAACTGACTCAGAACATCTTTTACTCGATAAACAAAATCACCTTTGGTAGCTGAAGGATCAATACCAAACTCCAAAGCCATTCCATCAACTTGAACCATACCGTTACGTACCTTCAGTGGTTCTTCTTTAGTGCCGGGAATCATTCCATGAGCACTTACAAATTCTCCTTTGCTGTTTACAACAAAGACTTCAGGGTCGCAACCAAGAAGGAATTCTACATTGTTAATGATAGCCATTTTAGCTTCCTATAGTTTACGATGCAGTTTTAAAGGATTTAGCACAGGTAACACAGAATGGAGTATCTCGCTCCATCCATTTTACAAAACCTTCTAGTTGATCTTCATACTCAAGATCTACTTGACAAGCCGCACAACCATACTTTGCAAGGTTGTTAAACTCTTTCTCAGTGAGTTCAGACATGTCCAACCAACCAGAGTCGCTACGAAAGGGCTCTTCTAGCTTCCTAACCCCCTCTAGCCAAGTTGGTTTATGATGTTCTTTTAGCTTGAGTTGTTTTCGGTTATTAGGTAACGGGACTACTTTATTACCACCAACAACCGTAGGAGTCGTAACCGTAGTCTTTACTACTAAAGGGGGTACAGCAGTTACTTGTACTCCTTTTACTTCATTGTCTCCTAGTTTGATTTGAAGCAACTCATCTACATTAAACTCTTTAATATTATTAACTAGCTCAGGCAACTTAGCTTTAGCCAAGGCTACTTTAAGAATCCACTGTTCACTTGCATAAGCATAAACTGTTTTTCCAGCATTATGCGTGTAGAACAAAGGTCGTTCTTTGTTTCGATAGATATTAAAAGTTTTAGTACTGGCATCCCACCAAGTCATTGCTGCAGCACCTGTTACAGTGTCCATCACTTTTTTGATGCTCCAACCCCTAGAAAGAGCAAAGATCAACTTTTCTGAATCAGTATGACCTTCAATTTCTTCACTTGTAGGTAAAAAAGATAGTCCTCCACTAATAGTCCCATTATGGCAACCAGTGATAGCACCATGATGAAAAGGATGAGCATTAGTAGCATTAACTGCACCAATAGTAGCAGAACGATTGTGACCCATTAAAAAGTCAAAACGTTCATTAGTACGGCTATGTAACATTCCTTTCCCATCAAACAACTCTGGAAACTTTCGAGCTAAGCTAGAAGGATGACCTTCTGTTTTAGCTACAACTACTTGTGAACGTTGTTTGTTGTTTAAAAAGCTTTTTCTTAAAGCAATACCTGTAGAGTCTTCTCCGCGGACTACATCAAGATGCAACATCCATTTAAAAGCTTCTGAGTGTAGTGCTGTAAGATTAGCCCCTACAATACCTACTAGACCACACATTAGAGAATTCCTTCGAATTTGTGTTTCATTAGTTCTGCGAAGAAGTCAACTCCTTCTTCTGGGCAACTAGCATACTCTGGATGATATTGGACGCCTAGAAAGCCTGTATTAGTAGCTACAAGAACTTCTGTAGTACCTTCATGGCTAACATAGACTTGCTCTGCATAGTCAGTTTCATCAATAGGAACACATTGATGATGCGTTGAGTTAATTTTTAGTTCTTCCCAACCTGAAATAGGTTCTTCTAGATTGGTTAGCAACTTATGAACAGTACCTGCATGATTGTCAATATGTTGGACTAGCGTACCACCATTTGCTACATGAAGTAACTGCATTCCTCTACAAATACCTAACATTGGAATTTGTTTTAGTTTGCCAGCAATAACTGTAGAAAAGTCTTGATAGTCAATATCTTTATCTGAGTAAACTCCTTTTTGAGGCTCTTGATTATAAAGATAAGGGCTTACATCTACTCCTCCTCCAAAGACAATAAAGTCAGGATACTCATTATCTTTAGTTTCTACATAACCTAATTTTTTAAGCAAGTTAGAAACACTGTAGTCATGACGACTCATCATAAACTTAGCAGCCATTATTATTCTCCAAGTTTGAGTTGTTTAGAAAGCAGTTCTACAGTAGAAAGGTTAATAGGTACTCCCCCCTTACTGTCCATACCAACAAGTACTTTAGATTTCAACTCAGTAACAGCATCTTCCCAAAGGAAAGAGTAGTTTTGTTCAATAGCTACAGTTGCATTAAACAACATAGAAGCAGTACCCTCTAGCAACCCTTTAAAAGAGTTAGTTAGAAGTGTTTCGTAACTTGCTTCAGGTTCTTTAGAGGCAGCACAGAGGATTGTGTTACTATTGTTAGGCCAACTTGACTCATTAAACTTACGTGCAAAATTAGGATTCCACGTAAAAGGCTTATTAGGATCATCTTTGCAGATTTCTTTTAATTTTACACTAGAATCAAGATAGCAGAAAGGCAAATGAGCGCTATTTGTAGAATATGCACAGTTTTTCATATGTTGCATTCTAGCAGACTTAGTTGCCTTAATATGTTTACCATCTGATACAAAACCAAGCTCAGTTGCAATATACAACAACAACAAAGGATGAATATCAAAGTCTGAAGCCATGATATCATAAACAGCTTTCATATCATTTTTAAATTCAGAGGTGCTTAAGCGAGATAACTGAGCTGCACCTAACCATTTTGCTGCAGAAACATCTACACGTTTAATAAAACCATACTTTAAGCTTAGTTCAACATCTTTACAAAGAAACACATCAGAAAAGAAACTTTTGTTAATCAACCAGTCATAAAACTTAATTGCTCCTTTGTTAGTTTCTAGCCGATTATCTGCCATAGTAATAACTGCTAGTGCATTGGCACGATCCATAGCTGAGCTAATACCTGCATGGCAAGCTCCTGATACCCGCTTCTTTGGATTATAAGTACCTACTACATCTGTAGTATGCACTACATAGCCTGTCATTGCAGACTGTGAATTACGATAATCAGCAAACACAGCATCATAAAACCCTTCAGAGTGCTGCTTTAGTAGAGTCTGGATATCCATTTTGGACCTCTTAGCTAGGTTAAATAAAAAGCCCGGTTTTTACCGGGCCTTTAACGATGATATTTCTTTATCTTTGTCACAAACATAGTGACCTACTACTTTAAAGTCTATTAACTTTTTATTATCTTCTTCCCAAAGCACTATGTAAGAATTCTGAAAAGTGATCACCCATGAGTCTCTACCTGCAGAGATAGAATGACTTACAATACGATCTTCTTTTTCACTTTCAATTTTTATAATATCCCCTCGTTTGAGGGAACACCATTTATCGTACAGTGTAGACATAATGCTGAAACTCTGTTGAGCCTCCAATATAGTTATTCATGCTGATTGAATCCTTAAAAATAGCAGGAACTGATTTCAATCCATTTTCTTGCATAAATTCCATAACATCTTCTACAGGAACTATTGTATACTCTAAACCTGCTTTGTCAGCAAGATTTTTTGCCATCTCACAATAAACACAACGAGGTTGTTTACGACTTATAATATAGAGCATTAGGCCTCACAAGCTGAACACGTAAGCAAGTTTCTAACTAACTCTTGTGCGGGATTAGTTGAACGTTGATAATACATAGTTTTTACTTTTAAGTGCCAAGCCATGACAAGAAGATCATGGACATCACTTGGAGGGGCACTAGGATGAACAGTAATATTAAGAGATTGCGATTGATCAATATATGCCTGGCGATCTGATGCTTGGATTACAACTTCTAATTGTGAAATCTCTCCAAAGGTTTTGAATACTTCTTTTTCTTTTTCTGACAAGAATTCAAGGTGTTGAACTGAACCACCACGAATTAAGATTGAACGCCATACTTCTTCAGTGTCTTTGCCATGAGCTTCGAGGACATTTTGAAGGTAGGGGTTTTTGTAGGTGTATTTCCCTTTTGCCAAGTCTTTAGTAAAGTAGTTACTTGCGAGAGGCTCAATACTAGGAGATACAGCACCAAGGATAAAACTTGAGCTAGTAGTAGGAGCAATAGCCATGAGAGTGACATTACGGCGACCATATCCTTTTAGCATTTCAGGTTCACCAAACAACTTAGCCATTTCTTTAGAAGCCTCTAAAGCTCTCATGCTAATTTCTTTATGGATTACCCTATTTAGATCTCGTGCTTCTTCTGACTCAAAAGGAATTAGCTTAGACTGAAGTAAGCTATGATAGCCAAGAGTACCAATCCCGAGAGCACGTTGTTTAACAGCGAAAGTACGAGCAGCTTCCATGAACTTAATGGATGCTGTTTTTTCGATATACTCTTCCATGACAGCATCAAGGAAGAAAGCCAAGACTTCAACTGCATCTGTATCCTTCCATTCATCCCAAGTTAGCATGTTCATTGAAGACAGGTCACAAACAAAAGACTCTTCTTCGTTACTAGAGAGAGCAATTTCTGAACATAGGTTACTGGAATAAATTTTACGCCCTAGATCTTTATAGACATCTGGGGCTGCGTTATTTACAGTATCTGTCCAGAAGATATAAGGATAGCCAGACTCGTAACGCTTACGAATGATAGCACCCCATACTTTGCGTTTGTCTTTATCTCCTGCAAGCATAGACTCCATCCAAGCGTCTGTAATACAAACCCCTAGCGAAACGTCCTGAATCGGAGATCCTTCTTCCCGCATTGATAGCCACTCGAGAATGTCGGGGTGTTCGACGTCGAGGTATCCTGCCCAAGCTCCTCGCCTTGTTGTGCCTTGGCTGATGACTGACGTATGCGTTTGAAACATTTCCACAAAATGTACAGGGCCGTCAGCTGAACCCCCAGACTTAATAGGAGTCCCCCTAGGACGAAGATGACCAAGATAACCGCTAGTACCTGCTCCATGTTTTGTTTGCATCCCTACTTCAGCTACTTTTTGAAGAATACCACCCATGTCATCGGGGACATAGACATTATTGCAACTAATAGGCAGCCCATCACGACCAAAGTTAGACCAGACTGGTGAGGCTAAGCTGTAGAAGCCTCGTGACATATAGTCATAAAATTTAGCTTCTAGTTCATCTACAAACTTATAGTCATTTTCAAGCAACATTTTAGAAACAACTTCACCGAAACGGGAAGCAATATTTCCTACTCTTTCTTGAACAGTTTCTTCATTACGAAGATAACTGCCTCCTTTAGACATAAAATTTACTGTGTCTTCTGTTACCCAATACCAAGGTTCGCGCATTATTTGAAAATATCCTCTAGATCAAAGCTCTTATTGTTTTTAGCGTATTCTACTGGACGCTTATGAAAGAAGTCGGTCATATTAGAACCAAGAGTTTCTTCATCCATCCAGTAAGTTTGTTTTAGTAATTCTTTTTCTTCTTTTGTTTCCTCTAGGTTAGGGAATCCAATTTGATCCATAGAATCATTTAAGCGATGTTTAATATAAGCCTTTAGAATATCTGCTGAAAGATGCTTACCTGTAAAGCCTTGGAGAATCCAGTCAATAACTTTTGATTCGGCTTCAAGAGCAGCTTGACACTCTTCTTTGATTCTTTGTTTTAAATCGTCGTCAAACAAGTCGGGGTATTCTTCTTTTAGCTTATTAATAAGGAAAATACCTACTTGAGCATGAAGCATTTCTTCATTTCGAGTATATTGAATTTGTTGAGCAACATCTTTCAACACGTTATCAAAACGATTAAAATGCATCATAATATAGAACTGGCTAAACAAAGAAACATTTTCTACAAAGAGAGTAAAGAGACAAATAGCATAAACATATTGTTTACGATCGTCTTTATACTTTTTCTCAAGATACTTTTGCAGGTATTTTACTCGGTTAGCAACTACTTCTTTCTTTAAGTTTTCTTCAAACACATCTTCTAAACCAAGAATAGTAAGTAGTCTTTCGTAGGCTTCGTTGTGAACTACTTCGTTAGAAGCCATAGTGTAGCCAAGGTCAACCATAGAGGGATGAGGAAGATTGTTACCTAACTCTCCCCAAAACTTTTTTACTGCTACCTCAATTTGACCAATAGCTGAGATAGTGCGAACAACTACCTGTTGCTCTTCTTCTTTCATTGCTTTGAAGTTGCCTACATCGGACTTAAAGCTAAATTCTCGTGCTGTCCAAAAGCCATTCTGGATAGCTTCAATGAACTGTTGTGTTTCTGGATATTTATTAGGTTTCCGTGATACCTGTTTTTCGAATAAGCCCATAGTTCCCTCGTCGTTTCTTATTATTAGTTGTCTCTGCTTTATAGCTAAGAGGTGAACTCATTGTTTTTGTTTGCATAGTTGTATTGCAACCTCTTTTACAATAGTAGGATACTCTTCTTCTGAAAGCAAAAGAGTTCCCGCTGCTAAGTTTTCTTTAGTTACTAGATGTTTATGCCTATGTTCTATTGTGTCGTAATATTTCAATAGTTTCTTAGACATAGCATCAAACTCTGCATCTTCAATAAGACTTTCATCTAGCATGTAGTATGCGTAGGCCGTGATAAGGTACCACGGCACTAGCATGTTTTTATTCTTTTTAGTTATTACAAAGTTTTTTACACTTAGCAACGATTTCTTCGATGTGGATTGGGGTGTAAGCATGTTTTTCTACACAAGCGTTAAAGTAAGGTCCAACAGGACTATCGTTATTATGAATGTGTCCATGCACGTTAACTCCTCCTGCAACAACGATTCGTTCATGAATGCTGCTCTCATGCACTGGAACATGAGTTAGTAAAAGATTCCACTCAGTAAAAACACGCCACAATCCAACTTTTTTAAACCAACCACCTTTTGACAAGAAAGGAATGTCATCGTGGTTTCCTACGATTAGCCTTTTAGAACCATGCAGCTTAGCTAGTAAAGAACCGATGCCCTCATAAGAACCAGCTCCAATAGCTACATCGCCAAGGTGATACACTTTGTCTCCGGGTTTTACTACTGAGTTCCAATTATCAACAAGGCATTCATTCATCAACTCAGCATTAGCAAAAGGTCGACCACAATACTGAATAATATTGTCATGAAAGAAGTGAGTGTCTGAAGTAACCCAGATGTTTTTAGTCATGACTCATTCCATTACCCATAGAAATTTTTCGATACTTTTCAATCTTCACAAACTTCATATTTAGCAAATCAGAGTTACAGTCATACTCAAAACGTCCATCCTCTCCTTCTACAAGAATAGCACAAGCGTTGACATCATTCCATTCTTTGATAAGAGCTTCATAGTTCTTTTCAAGAGTATTAGGGTGAACCTCGTCCAGTCCAAAGGCAGCACACTTCAGTGCTACTTGTGCAAGCTCTGCAGCTTCTTCGGCAAGTTTCATTAGGTAGTATTGCTGTTTGTTCATAACACTTATTTCCTGTTGATAATGTTGGAGGTAACTCGTAAGACTTTACTCTTACTTTAAAGCCGCAAGTATTGCATTTGTAAACATTGTCAAGTGACGCAATTAGAATGTCATACCAGACCCATTTACAAGCTTTCATTTTAAGTCTTTCTTGTAAGTATATTCAACAACTTCATAACCTCTCTTAGTATACAAGAAATCTAAGTTGCTCATTTTACTGGTATAGGACATAGAGACAAAGTCTGCTTTAGCAGTTTCTTTAGCCCAACTTTCAAAATCACTTAGCATTTCAATGCTTTTACGTCCTCTGTAGTCAGACTGAACATACCATCCTAGCTCAGAAGCAATAATCTCATCAAAGTAAGGTCCTTCACTTGCAATACCAACTAGTAACCCAACTACTTTTTCGTTATCTTTTAAAACACTACAGTAGTAGTTTTTATCATAGACTAAAGATGCTTCAAGAATAGAACGCAGTTTAGCTCGGTTAAACTTTTTAGATTGCCCATAAACAGTATTAAATTCGTTTGCTAAGTTAAGAGTAGGCTCAATATCAAACACTTGCAATCGCTCTAAGTTGATCATGCTACTTCCTTTGTTGTTATGATTTCAAATTCGTCCTCATCTCGTTTTTCAACTTCTTCAAGGCGACCTGTAGCTGAGTTGTATCGATACGCACCAGCAGGACCTGTATTTCCCGTTTTCCGATCTTTGAGTAAATAGATTTGACTACGATTTCGAACCAACTCGTTTTCAGCCAGTTTGTTCCTTGAAATAGCAATCGTTTGGAACGAAATTTGCTTAAGCGATCCAGAGCCTTTAAGGTCGTCTTCGCTAATTGGAGCGCCTGACTCAAATGAGTCTTCCCCTGACTTAACTTTTCGAAGATGCGATACAACCCCAATCCAGATGTTATGTCGTTTAACGAGTTTAAGTAGATCGGACATGAACTTGTCGATTGCAGCGTTAGGATTGCCATCCTCAGTCTCCGATACAGCAATTGTGATATGATCTAGGTAAAGATACTTGCAACCACTAAGAGCCATGTATTCAATCTTGTCAATAAGGCTGTTATCACTTAAAGAACCTTGGTGATCAAGAAGGATAATACGATTAGGCTGTCCAGCAGTAGCCTCCCAAGCTAGTCGTTCTTCTTCAGTAGTAGCTTCTACTCCGGGTAACCCTAAGCGTTTATTTAAATGAATTGACATTAACCCACCTACAGTTTCACCTACATCTTCTTCAAGAAAAATAGCTCCAATCTTCTCATCAGTGGTTTTTAACAAATGGTAAATATCTTCACGTAGAAGTGTAGACTTACCAATTGAAGTGCCTGCAGCAATCATAGTGATAGTGCCAAGAGCACGACCATGAGTTAGCTTGTTTAGAGTTGATAGGAAAGGAGGCCAAGGAATAAAAGTTAGGTTTTTAAAAGCCTCATAACGATCCCAAGTTTCTTCACCTGCAAGGATACCAGAGGGGCTATAAGGTTTTGCATCCCAGATATAGTTCCAAGCTTTCTTTGTGCCCTCTTGAGTACCATAGGCTTTTAGTGTATCACAAGCATCTTTCTCATTTGCTTTAACGATCTTTACTTTGTCTGCACCAAGAATTTTAGCAGCCTCTTTAGCTGCTTTCTGTCCCTGATCATCAGCATCAAACCAAATAACAATCTCGTTAAACTTACGAAGCAAGTCTCGATTTTTTAACAAGTAAGCTGTTTGGTTAGATCCACCCATTGAACAAACAGGGTAAATAGAGCCATACTTCTCTAAGCTAGTTTGAGCTACTGCTAGAGCATCCTCTTCACCTTCTGTAATGACAATACGTTTACCGCCATTCATAAAGTGTTCAAAGCCAAAAAGATTTTTAGCTTCACCAACAGCATACTGGTCTGCTTTTTCTTTTGGATTTTTTGTTTTGTAACCTATTGTCGCAGTGCCATCGCTATTACTAAAAGGGAAATAATAACGATCGATATCGCCTTTTTCGTCATAAGAAGCTTTAACATTAAAAAACTCGCAAACTTTTTTTGTAATTAGTCTTTCCGACAACCCACGAGAAGGTAACACAAAAATATCATCAAGACTAATTTCTTTTTTATAATGACTTCGTTTATAGTTATCTTGCTTATACTCGACTTGAGTTGTTCCATGCTTTTTAGCATACTCTTTAGAGTAATCATAAGCAGCTCCACAACTAAAACACTTAGCTGGTCCTTCTTCGTAAACTTGGACAGCATCGCTAGACTTACACCTTAAACAAGGTTGATTCCGTACTAAAATTCTTCCCATCTTCTCTGTATGGTTCCTTTAGTTGATATTGTAAATTACTAACTAGCCAACGAAGAGTTCCTACAGAAACTCCAATGACTTGCTCATTAGGGAAGGGGTAGCCTTCTCGGTCAAAAGTGAGCTTGGACAAGTGCTCAATAAGTTCTCTACTTGGTTTCATACTTGTATTTCCTCATACAGTCTTTTAGTTTACGCTTATGGTAGTCAGTTACAGGTTCAGTAACTTTCCAAGTAACTTTGTCAATAAATCGATTCATAAATTCCTCATTTTTACTTGGTGTTTCACATACTACTTGACTCCAAGTTTCAGCAAAACTTAAACCACCAACAGAGTAGTATTGTTCGAGTATTACAAACTTAAATTTGTCTTTACCTTTTTCTTTTATTAAATCGTTAAGGTAGGAGCTAGAACTAGTGTAAGTTTTCCAATTAGAACCTTTACCTTTGTTCAGTTTGCCCCTACCTTTAAAGTTTTTCTTACCAATATATTTCTGATTGGTTTCAGTATAGATAATCATGTATACAAAGCCAACTGCGCCATCAGGATCTATCTTCAATCCTGCACAGTTCCAGTGGCCTGTATCAGCCATTCACCTCTTGTAGGTTCAAAGCAATTCCTCTCCTAGTTTTTTCCAATAATGCAACTCTGCTTGTTCAAAGTTGCCGAATGTTTTAGAGTGATAAAATCGTTTAAGATCCCATAGCTCTACTTTGTAAGTTACAGGTTTACTTTCTGTAGCTTCTTGTCGTTTTACACAGGCATAAGAGCCATTAGATAGTTCGAACTCCAACACGATCATTTAGGAATTTCTCCTTGAAAGACTCTAGGGTGAACCAATCGTAATCTTTACGTTGCAACCAAAGTAACTTACCATTAGCAATAAAGTAGTTTTTCCAGTCTTTATCATACACTAAAAAGTAATGATCAAGAACCAGAGAAGCTGCTTCTGCTACAGTGCTTGCTGAGTTAATAATAGTTTCAGCTTTAATAGGACCATACTTAGGCAACCCTGGAATTTTGTCCATAGAGTCACCCATTAGTAGCTGCTTTAAGAAAAAGCGATCGGCTTCCTCTTCGGTTACGACATAATACCTTTCCTTGTTGTACTTAGGATTATAGTGTAAACCAGCTAGTTGATCCATATCCTTATCAACTGTAACAATAACTGACTGATCACCTAGTTGACGACTAAGAATACCAAGCAAGTCATCTGCTTCAATGTTGTCAGCTATTAGCACATTGTCTAAGCTGTAAAGATAGTCTTTAACTTTTTTAAAGTGCTCAGGACGCTCACCTCTCCCTTTAACTCGCATAGTAGTTTGCTTGTAGTCAGGGTAAAGGTCATCCCGATAATTTTTACCATCAAGAGGACCTACTGCAATGATACACTCATCACAGTAGGAGTAGTCTGTATAATCTTCAATATTCTTATGCAACTTGCTAACCGCTTCTTTTTCATTAGTAGTTTCCCACAAAGTAGCATGTAGCAGTACATCACCGTCAATTAACGCTATCAAGTTCTTCTATTACCTCTAGTTTAAAATCGATGTCAATACGAGCCTCTAAGATCTCTAGCAAGTCTTCAATTTTAAGTAACACATGTTTACCCTTCTCGAATTTATTTGGATCTTTTTCAATCTGTAATTTGCAATCATAAATCATGATGTCGTTTAAGACTACATGTTGTTGTAAATGCAAAGGTAAAGTATGTAGGTTATCCGCTAAAAAATCACAGAGTTCATAGTATTTTTCATTAGAAATAAAATCTTCTTCTTTGAGAGTACAATACTGACAAAAATGGTAAAAAAGGAGTGCGTGTTCAACGCACCCCAGTTTTAGAGATTTATCTAGTTCTTTTTCGTAGTCTTCTTTTGAAAAGAATTCCGAAAAGACAGTTTTACTTGACATTAGCGCGCACCATCGCTGAGAGGATTTCTTTAGTGTGTTCGGTATAAGGAGACAAGCGATACATCTTGTCATTCCAGATGTCCCAACGTTCTAGACCTGTAGCATTCCAAGAAAACTTGTTTTTAGCTGTGCTATGAGTAAGTACATTTGATGGAAACTTACCATCTTGATAAGCTTTAGCTAAAAACTCTCGTACTACAGGGAGATCAAGAGTTACTGTTACATTGTAACGCTTAGTGTTTTCTTTACCATATAGTGTTAAAATACCTTTGTCGATATTTAGACGACCGTCAAAACCGTTGAATTGAGTGCGAATTACGTTAGCCATTAGTTGATTCCTTCTAATTTATAATAGTTGTTTTCTTGAATAGCTGCAAAATAAGCTCTTGCAACTAGATCGCTAGGGAAGTGTTTAATTTCGATTGCATCGTTAAAATGTTCATTCCAAGCATAAGAAACCCAGTGTTCAGGCGGGTCTACTTGCGCTTTACCTTTAAAGAGTTCGTACTCTTCTCGAGTCATTCCATACTTAGACATTAGTGTGTCTCATACCAGTTTTTGCCAATAGCGGCAGAACCATCCATAATCATTGCTCCTAGTTGTTTTGGGGCTTCTCTGAAAGCTTTCAATGCTATTTCTTTTGCTGCTTCAGCTTGATCCTCACGAACAAGAAACTGGCATTCATCGTGGTATACGATTAGTGGTTGCCAATCAAAACCCTTAGAATCGAGTTCTTCCTGTAGAGCGTCGATAGCTGCAGCAACAGTGATTTTTTCAAAAGACTGTAGCAGATAATTTAGAGCAAGACGTTTACCTTCCATAAAGACAGGGCGACCGTCAAGTGCCATAATATACCCTTTACCAGTTTTTGAGTTGGTAGCGTCGAACATCTTTTCTAGCTTAGTTACAAGTTCATTCAATCCAGGAATTTTCTTTAAGAACTCATCTTTAATCTTTTGTCCAATAGAAGCATCACGTCGACCTGTAACAATCAATGCTAGTTTGCCAGCACCACCTGCAAAGATTAGTGCATAGAAAAATGCTTTAGCCCTTTTCCTACCATCTGGACCCATTGAGCCAACAATAGACTCGAGGATTTTCCGATTAAAGTCATGAATATCCCCTGTGCAGATAGCTTCAGTATACTCTTTATTGTTTAAATAGTGTGCTAGGGCACGATTTTGATTTCCTTTTGAGTCGGCTCCGACAATAACGTATCCGGGTAAACTACTGAACAAACTACGGATTTCAGGTCCGAAGGTAGCGTCTGCGCTTGGGATATTAGCGATGATACTATGACGAGAGCGAGCAGTAGGAGTGCCAATGACGAAGCAATCACCATGTATACGTCCAAGAGTCGTGACATTTTCTTCCATCCATGTTTTGAGAATTGAGTGACGAGAACGTAAAGTATAAAACTCGTTAATCATAGCTCCAATTTTACCAAGAGGCTCAAGCGAAGCTTCTGTTAACTTTGGGCTAGACTTTACAGGATTACCTTTAGCATCTTTAACATAATTCCATTCATCAGGCTCCCAACCTAACTCATACAGTAATGTTTTGACTGATTCCATAGAACCAATATCAGGATGAACTAGCTCTACTCTGCAATAGTCTCCCCACACAGGACGATCTTCTTCTTGTCCTCTAGCGGGGTCTAACTCAAACCAAGAAGCAGTTCTTACTGCATAGTTGCCTGTTTTAATCCAAGCAGGAGACTTGAATTCAGGGTCTCTATCTATTTGAGCTAACTTAGTTTTTAGTCTTGGATTAATTTCTTGTTCAATCGCTGACATTTTATCTTCTAATTGTTGTCGAACTTCTTTTGCTTTTTCAACATCAAAAGGCCAACCATGAAGAATAGAACGCCCCACAAAGCGGGAAGTTCCATGTTCTACTTTCAACCCTAGTTTCAGACTCTCTTTATTTTTACGAGAGCTTAGTTCTGCTACTAAGTAGTTGTAAACTTTAACATTTAACTTAACGTCTACTACACAACGGTTACGCATCTCAGGACTGTATTGAGACCAGTCTTCATGCTCTACTTTAGGATAGTCAAAAAACTCACCCCACTTAGCTAGACTATGCCCGAATCCAAAACGTTTATAGTTAAGGACTTGGGACATAATCATAGTGTCTACTAACTTATGATGCTCTTTAGGCTTCCAACCTAAAAGCTTTTCAAGAATCAAAACATCATACATAAGGATATTATGACCAGAAAGCAAGCGACAAGAGTCTAGAAAAGCAGGTAGTTCTTTTAGTGGTTTTGCATCTTTGTCTTCATCCGAGAAAACGGTCTGTTCACCTGTACTAAGATCTTCAGCTACAAAAATCCAAATAGTAGTTGCCTCGTGTAAGAGACCGTTAGTCTCGAGGTCAAATACTATCTGTTTAGTTTTTAACATAGTCTACAATCTTAAACTTTTCTGAGCTGATAGAGCGTAGTTGGTTAATCAGAATTTTAGCGGTACCATGAATATAAGGACCCTCTGGAAACCCTAACTGACGTAGGAAAGGACCACTATATCCTGTACCACCTTTATAGTTATCTCGTTCACGAATAACGACAAATTTTTCTAACATGTTTTATACTTCTCCGAGTACTTGGACAACCTTATCTAAATCTACTTTGTTCTCAGTTGAACATAGATTCAAGATCGTCTTTAATGTTTTATTTTCAATACCATAGATACCAAGCAACTCTTCTTCAAGAGCATCTCGATTAGACCAATCAATTTTAGCAGCTGTTAAAGCTAGCGACAACAGTGATGAAGGACTAACACACCAACCTCGTTTAATAAATTTGTTTAAGCGACTGATAGCAGACAAAGCAAACCTTGTATTGCCTGTGTAAATTAATTCATTTTTAGCAAAAGATTCTTGGCTACGACCTTCGTAGACTAGCTTACCTAGTAGTAAGCCTAGTGGATCTGGTCTCCAATAAGCTTTACAGTGTTCATAGTCGAACGTAGTAAACACCTCTTTAGGATCACCAATAAACCGAAAAATAATTTGAACTCCATTGTTCATAGTTAGAGCATTTTTAGACAAGTAAGCAGGTATTGCTTTGCCTTTAGACTTTGCTTTTTTACATGCTTCATTGAAAAGATCAATTTGCTCTTCTAAAGTAGTAATCATACGTTCTGGATAAGCAAATTCTAGATTACCTCTTTGGAGGTTAGGATTAATTGGATCTACACTCGTAACTAACTGCATAGTTTCTCCGGGGCTAATCCTTCGAAGTAAAGTGTTGACTAGCGACCTTGCAGAGGCAGCATTAGTCATAAACAAGTCATAATCTTTAATTTTTTCTTCTTTTGCAACAGAAGCGATAACTCCTCCTGCAATAAAGCTATTACACAAAATATTATCGTTAAACTGTTTTTCAGTTAAACCGAGTTCTTTTAGTTTTGCTTCACACAGATTATTGACTGTTCGTAGAAAGCTCATTACTTGCTCCTAGAGAAGAAGTTTTTAAGATAATTGACATACCACGCAGACTTACCTAACTCTTGAACAGGATCATCTTTACCACCTAGCCGAAGCATATACTTCCAAGCTTGACCTTTTAGATGACCTTTAAATTCTTCAGGAGTCATCATAAACTCCATAACTTCAATATACTGAAGACTAATAGAGCCATCAGGTTGTTGTACTTCTTTAGCTCGTTCTGCGGGAATAACTAAAACACCTTGATAGTGTTTAGGATTGATAGCGTCACTCATTTTAGTATACCGATTCTATTTACGATTGTATAAATAAACTGATTTAACTCACCGGGATCATTAGTTTCCCAAACTAAGTTAGAGTTCAGATGTTTAACTTTGACAGTGATAGAGTCTACTTCAGGATTTCGTTTTAAAACTTTTTTGAAAAATCTTTCAGCACTAGTAGGATCGAAAGTAATACGGTTAGGTCCCTTTCTGTAATCTAAATGAATACTGAATTCCCAGTTAGCATTCTTTCTTTTTAGTGACATTGATTACCTGTAATAAGCTAGTGTTGCTTCCATTGCTTCCTCAAGTGTGTGATGCACTTCTGTTGCAAAGCAATCAATAAAAGGATGATTGAATCCTTCTTCAAGCACCACAATGATAGTTTTTAATTGGCCTTGAGCAATCATTAACTCACAAATAGTACCCCAAGCTTTACCAGCACCACGATCTTTAAGGTTCATTAGTACTGTAGAAGCTTCACGAATATCATCGATATCCATCTTTACAATTTTTTTTGCAAGATTAAGAGAGTAAGGCTGATCATGAAACTTTTTACGACGAGTAGGATCTAGTGTGTTAATACGATGTCCATGAAAAAAGCTAGTGGCAGTTTCCCGCCACTTTGTTGCTTCCTCCAAGCTAATACCTTCGATAGGACCAGCTAGATAAACAGTCATTTTTTATTCCTTAGTAAGGGTCATTTTCATTGCTTGAGTTATCGTCGCCTACAACTTCAAAGTCATCACTTAGCTCAAACTCATCTTCACTTACACGAGGTTCAAACTTAAATAGTTTGCTTACTTGGATACCTTTAAGAGTACGACTAGACTTGTCTTCTTTAACATAGAAGCTCACATTGGCGATTGAGCCATTACCTACTGTATTTGGATCAAGTGGAGTACCATCTTTGAGAATAACGTTTACAGGTTTGTTTGGTTTTGTTAGATCCTCATTACCATCTGCGCCTGAGCCAAAAGCATAACGAGAAATACTTGTTTTGTAGACTACCTTATCATCTACTTCCATTGGAGAAAATTTGAAGCCATAGTCTTTTTCTAGAGCTTCTTTTACTTTCTTGTCTTTGACTCGGAGTTGGACAGAAAACTTAGCAGGACCTTTACCCTGAAAACGCTCAGGCTTTGAAGGATCGCACTTAACCCAATGAATTTCGATGTTATTGATAATAGCCATTAGACATTTCCTTTTCTTATTGTTTTACAATTTTTCGACATTTTAGCATTTCTGCTTTATAGCTAAGAGGTCAGCAGAAACAAAAGTCAGATTCAAGAACCTTATTAATATCAAGGTTCCCACGTTTAGGCATCATTGACTCACAACCTAACTGTTTTAGGATATGTTTCAATGGGTCAGTTTTATACAACTCAACAAACTTTTCACGAACAAGAACAAACAATCTACTCATGTTACCAGCAGTAGTTCCCCAAGAATCATGAATAGCTGCAACATCGTACTCAGCAGCATGAACTACCATTGACATATGTACAGCATCAAGACTATGAACAACATTAGGAGAAGCACCTAACTTTTGAGAGTCTTTGTCTAAAGTAGCTTCTTCCCAGTTTTCAACTACTACATGGAAACGAGCATCACCATAAGACAACCAAGTTCGGTTGCTAATTGGTTGACGATAGTTTTGAACAACAGGAAAGTTAGTTACAGGAGACTGCCAAGCCATGTACTCATGCTTTTCATTATAGATTTCTGCTACTTGTTCGAACAACTTTAACAAACCACCCGGTCCTTTCAAGTCTTCATAACAAGCAGCATGTAGCTCTCTACCTAGCATAGAAGCCCAAAGCTTTTCTTGACGACCTAGATACTCATTAATAGTGCGAGTGTCATCCCATACTTGTTGCCCCATACCATAAGGTACAGCACCATAAGCACTAGTCATTGTTGGTCGTTTACAGATCTTCCTTCTTACTTTAAGATCTTTGATCCGGTTCCAGTATACAGGATAAAGTGCTTCGCGTAACTTACGATTGTTGTTTCTCCAGGTTTGCACTTCAGTGTAGGCCAGTGCTTTCCGTTCAGAACCAGCTGGTGCTTCGTCATAGATTTTCTGTAACCTCTCTGCTTCTTCTAGAACGTAGTCTAGTTGGTTGTAGATAACACTAGGAATACGCATCTCTAGTTCTTCTAGACGCTTCCAAGCCTTTTCAGCTACAAGAGCATACAAGTCTCCTGGAACTTCACTTGGTACTAAGTTCACATAGGGAGCTAACTCTTCATCCTTAGACATTGCTGTAAGGTGTTGAGAGCCATTATTCGAACCGTCAATAAACAAAGGTAAGTGTGACACAAATAACTCTTGAGTATTGCCAGCATCACACCAGTCCTGTAACAATTTTAACTCCATGCAGAAGGCAAGGAAGCTAAAAGGTTTATCAGCTTTCATCCAACCAATGTTTTCAGTTGGATTAGCTGCATAGCTTAAGAACAAGTCATAATTCTGTAAGCAAAACTCTGCACGGTCATCAAGTGAACATTTGTCGTTACCCCACGTATTAGAACCATGAACTAGCAGCCAATACAAACCTTCTTCACCAATAGCAACGCCATTAGCAAACAGCAGTAGTGACTTAGCGTTGTCACTAGACTGCTCATGAAGGAA